TGGCAGCAGCAGAGAGCGCCTTCGAGGTCGCTTCGAGTTCGCCGTATCCGGCAGCCGACAGGTCCAGGGCGGTCTGCAGCAGTCCCTGCGCCTCGGTGACGTCCTTGGTGACGGTCACGAGCTTCTGGTACGCGGGGCGGAGCCTGTCGTCGGCGATGCCGGTCTGCAGCATCATCGACTCGATCAGGCCCTCGGCCTTCGCGTTCTGCGCCGACAGGCCAACGTTGTCCATCGCGGTCGCCAGCGCGACCATGGACTTCTCATCCTCCATGGCGGCCTGGGCGGACTGCTTGAAGAAGTCGATGACGGCCGTCGCCGCGAAGATGCCGCCGATGGAAGCGCCGATGCCAGCGAAGGACTTGGTGATCGCCGAGGAGAAGCCCTGCGCCTGCTTCTCCATGACGCCGAGGTCGCGCTGGGCAGCCTTGACGCCGGACGGGTTCCAGTCGGAGACGATGCGGACCTTCGGGGCAGCCATCAGGTCAGCCCTGCCCTTCTGGCTGCGTCCTCGATCATCTCGATGATGCGTTGCCGGAATGCCTCAGCGTCGCCGAGGCCCTTGTAGTACGCCTTGGTGAGGATGCGGGTGCCCTTCGTCGGCTTGCCGTGCCTGGCGTTGACGGCCTCGACCAGCCGCTCGCCGCTCCTGGTCGTGACTCGCGACCCGTCGCCCATGACCTCGAAGATGGCACCGCCGGGATTCATCTGCTGCACGTCCCAGCCGATGCCGCGAGCGACGCCGAATGCCTTGAAGTTGTTCTTGCGCACCTTGAAGCCCGCTGCGACGTCCGCCGGGTAGAAGCCGACATCGCGGCCGTTGTAGTTCCAGGGTCCCCAGCCGCTCACGGGCCTGTCGGGCACCATCGTCGCGGCGGCGAACTGCACCTTCTTGGCGGCTTCGGTGATCTCGCGGACGAGGATGCGATACGCGGCCTTGTCGGTCTCCTGCAGCGAGTCGAACGCCTGCCGCATCCCGGTGACTTCGACGCGGATCTTCACTTGCGCCTCGCCCTCTCTCGCTGCTTGGTCATCTCGCCCTGTCGCCAGGTCAGGTAGCGGTGCATCGTGCTGAGCATCCGAGGCGACTCGTGCTCCAGCGATGACGGCGGGACGTGGAACTCGTAGGCCAGGTGCACTAGGAGCCAGTGGGCGCTTCGAGGTCCAAAGGGAGGACCTCAGCCTCCTTGGCATCGCCGTCGCGTACCATGGCGACGGTGTCGGCCCAGGCGTCGAACTCCAGCTCGGTCTTGCCGAGGCGCTTGCACGCGTGCCACGCGATCCACCAGAAATACTCCATGCGTCCGGTGGTGACTGCCGTGGCGGGCTTGTCGAAGTGCCGCTCGAAGGCGATCACGTCGGCCGGGCCGGTCGAGATGTTGTCCGACCGGCCCGACTCGTACTCGATGACGATGGGCCAGCGCATCATGGTGGGACCTCCTCAGGCAGGGGTAATGCTTAGGCGGTGGCCTTGGTCACGGTCCCGGCGGTCGGCCAGGTGACCGAGAACGTGGACAGGTCACCGATCTGCCCGCTGATCGGCATGTGCTGGGTCACCAGGCACGGCACCGCGTAGGACGGGTTCGTCGCGGTGACGGAGCCCGACGTCGGGACCATGGTCACCGTGGCGATGGTCCCGAGCAGGGGGTACAGGGTGGCCTCGACGGACGCTGCCGCGAAGTCCTGGTTGAAGTCGATGGAAACGTTGCCGTCCTTGAGCCCGCCGATGCGGGTACGGGCGGCTGAGCCGAATGCGGTCGTCTCGACCTCGTCGGCGGTCATCTCCAGGGTCACGGCAGTGACAAACGCGGACAGGTTGACCGTCCCGATCGTGACCTTGAAGTCCTGGGCGTAGAACACGGCCATGACATTGCTCCTTAGATGGCGTTGACCGTGACGCGGAATGTCACGGTCAGGTACTGCGCGTCGCCGATCGCGAGCGGGCCATACCCGCTCCAGTCGGTTACTCGCAGGGAGTGCGCGGCTCCTGCGAGGGTCTTGTCGGACTCGATGGCGGCCTTGATCGAGGCCGATCCGGTCGAGTCCAGGTAGGCATCCAGCGTCGATTGCGCCGACCGCTCGTTGATGCGGCCGGAGATGATGAGCACCTGGAAGGCGAACGTGTCCGAGCCGCGAGCCATGCTCACGTCGTAGTCGACGCGATCCGGCACGACGATCGCGATGGGCGGGCTCGGGTTGTCCGGCACGAACCAGGAGGTCCGAAGGCCGCTGATCGTGGCCAGGTTGTTGGCGATGCCCTGGCGCAACGTCACCAAGCTCACAGCGCCAGCCTCGGCCTCGTGTACGGCATGAGCATCGCGGCGATGTCGGGATCGACGCGGGAGACCCGAAGGCCTCCCATCTCTCCGAACGTGACGCCGAAGGGCGCGTCAGGCCGCTTGAACCAGCGAATCGCCTGCATGATCTCGGCCTGCTTGACCGAGGTCGGGATCGACCCGAAGCCGTGGCGTCCGGTCACCTTCACGGTCTGCAGGCCGTTGCGAACAGGCCAGGTGAAGGCGTTGGTCGTGCGCAGGCGCGTCGTCGGGAACGCGATGCCGTCGGTGATGCCGTTCAGCGGCTCGGCCTGGTAGTTGGTGGTGATGTTCCATGTGGAACCGTCTTCGGAGTAGAAGACGGAGGTCAGCGCGTAGACGTCGTCGATCTCCACCACGTCGGTCTTGCCAGCCGCGTAGACCCGCGAGGTGTCGGCGGCAGCCGTGCCGAACGTCCGGCCGCAGTGCACGACGATGGCCTCCGATGCCGCATCGAGCGCCAGCTGCAGGGTGGAGTCGTCCACCGTGTCGGAGGACGGCACGCGGAGCGCGGCCTTCAGCTGCGCCAGGGTCGCGTAACTCACTTGGTCGCCTCCACTGACATGTAGTTCCACTTGAAGTGCTCGGGCCTCGGCTTGATGCCGACGGACTGCAGCCAGGCGTCCTTGACGGTCTGCCCGTCCCAGCCCTCGGGGATGCCCTGTCCGGCGTGCTCGAAGCCGACGCGCTCGATCAGCGGGTCGTAGAGCACCGCGACCTTGGAAGACGGCATCGCCCAGGCATGGCCGTACTTGGTGTCCACCTTGGCCATTCCGGCGGCCAGGTCGACGGCCTCGCGTCGGCAGACGTTCGCGGTGATGAGGGTCGCCGCCAAGGGAAGCGCCGGGTCTTTCTTCGCGATGTCCGCGAGGCTCCCGTCGGCTCCTGCTGCCTTTTTGGGTGCCGATTTGCTCAACAGGATTAGGCGGTCCCGGCTACCGAAGTGCAGATCCTTCAAGGCCCTCAGGAGGCCTGAAATCGCGTCGGGCGCGAGGACGTCATCGTCCCCGATGATCCAGACCCACTCGCCCGAGCCTTGAGCGAAGCCCCGAAGGATGTTCGCGTCGCCGCCGATGTTGCTCTCGCGCCGCGAGTAGTCGACCCGGCAGGGAGCGTTCTTCAGTCGCTCCCGCACCAGGGGGCCAGCCGAGCCGTCATTGTCCGAGACGATGACCTCGACCTCGGGGCACAGTTGCGGGGCGAGGCTGTCCAGCAGCGCCGCCAGTTCCGGCCGCCGGTAGGTCGGTATATAGATGGTGACGAGCGGGTCGGTGGCCTTGTCGTTGCAGAACGAGGGCGGGACCACGGCGGCCGAGGCGCTGGCCTTCTCCGCGAGGCGCTCCAGCACCGGCCGCCACTGCTCGGCGTAGACCTTGTCCGCGTCGTAGTTGTCGCGCACGAACTTCTCGGCCTTGGCAGATCGGCGCCGTCCGTCGCGGTACGACTGGTTCAGGCAGTCCACGATCGAGTTCACCGACGGGGTCGATGACCATGCGCCCTGCGACCCGTCCCAGGCCGGCTGGCACTCCGTGACCCACCCGTCCCCCACGAGCTCCGGCTGGGCCGAGAAACCGTTGACGATCACGCGCGTGCCGCAGGCCTGCAGCTCGATCACCGGGATGCCGAAGCCCTCGCCGCACGAGGCCAGGAGGCCGACGTCGCAGGCCGTCATCATCGTGGCGACGACCTCGGGCGGCAGGCCCAGGCGGTAGCCCCACTGATGCACGAAGCGGTACTGGTCCGGCTTGAGGCCGCAGTTCTTGACGACGGCATCGAGGTCCAGGCCGCCGAGGCCCTCGCGGTTGGTGTGCAGGTACAGCATCGCGTCAGGCTTGTCCTGCGCGAAGATCGAGAAGGCGAGGATGTTCTCGCCCAGTGCCTTCCGGCTCGGCACGCCCTTGTTGGCGGCGAAGATCCCGACCACGAACCGGTCCTCGCCAGCCTTCATGATCTCCCGGCCGGTGAGCCGCTTGTCCCCGAGGCTGGCCCGCGCCGTCATCTTGAACACCGAGGTGTCAATGGCGTGCGGGACGTACTCGCACTCGATGCCCGCGTCCTGCAGCATCTTCTGCCCGAACTTGCTCATCGCGATGGGCGTCACGTTCGGCTTCGCTAGGAAGGCCTTCACCGCTGGCGGCGCTGGCGCGTGGTCGATCGGCACCCACGACGCGACCGGGTACTTGTCCCACGCAGGTCCCTGATAGACCCACACGTCGAACAAGGTCATGATCAGGTGCGCGTAATCGGGGTGCGACCGCTGCCATTCAAGGAACGTCGGCTCTACGAGGTCGTTGTTCCAGGCATCCCAGCCCCTGGGGAAGATGGCGGCGTCCCCCCAGTCGGACATCGCGCCCTCGTTGCCGTAGTTGCTCACGATGGCGACGCGGTGCTCGTCGGCGAGCATCCGGCGCACGAGCTGGCTGGTCTGCTGGCCGTATCCGGTAGCAGCGTGCGGGCTATTGGAGTGGAAGGTGCAGGCGATCTTCACGTGGGTCCTCCGAGGTGCCGCCCGCCCCGTCAATGCGCTGCCTGTGCGCAGGGGCGGGCGACGTCGGCGCGGGAGGTCCCAGGCGCGCCGGTCTCGTGTGCGCCGCTGGGACCGAGCGGCGGTTGTCCAGGCGCGACGGATCGCCGCAGGCATCGGCGAGGTCGTCGTCTGGAGGCTGGTACTTCATGGCAGGCAGAAGGCGGGGGCCGAAGCCCCCGCCCCACTCGGCTAGAAGCCGGA